GCATCATCGAAAAGTTTACATAGTAAACAAAACAAAATCTGTAAGTAAACTAACTAAAGTTTGTACAATTTAAGTTGCTTTGGTACTTCCTCTTCTGATGCAATGCCGTATTGTCGACGCAGCCTATTGGCGGTAGTAGTGATTACTTCACTTAAACCTCCGCTGTCCTCGGCGATTGACCGGGCTCTGTAGGCCGAAATCCTGCCGGATTCAACTGGATACTCTGGGTAAACCAAGAGACGTAAACATCTCTTTAACTCCCGTGCATTATATCCTCCTCGTGTCGTTCGACCTAAGAAAGTTACAAATTCAGGTGAAGTTGAATATTCAGTTTTATCTGGATTGATCGTCCAACCATATGGTGAAGCTAATATAGCTAGTTCATCAGGTGGAAACAAGTCACTGTCTCCTATTAATGAATCGTCACCTTGTGTATAACACTTGATTGGCCCTCTTCCAAATTTAAGTCGCCATAAATACTCTATGCGAATTCGATTAATAATCGAACCGATAATTGATGTATAATAGCTACCGGACGGTATTCCTTTGTGTGACCAGTAGATTTTCCCATCTGGGGCAGCAATCTTCTTGTGGATGAATAATTGTCTGCTAATCTCGAAAGCTTGTTCAGTTTCATAGTTCGGGAAGTTGAGTCTTTCTTTTATCAGATCGAATGCGAAGTTAATTTCGAATCGACTAACTGATGAATCAAATCCTGACCAGTCTACTGCTGTTAGCCATTTGCAGTGGCCGCTTATCTCAGATAAAATCTTTGGTACGCTCAACGCTGGATCATCACCTATGTGAAAGAATGTCTGGCCCTGGACGAAGTTGGTAATCAGCGGGTAAGCTGAAGTTCCTTCGAGTAGGATGTAGTGGAACGCTCTGCCCCAAACTCCTCGGACTTTTGTTTTCTCTGTGAGATCTGTGAGTTGAGTACGGGTGTATCCGACATCAGGCACCGAATGCTCGATAACGTGGTCTATTCCTTCTTCAGGATCTTTAATAGCTGACCAAAGGGTCGCTTTTGCACGTTTAATTGCCCTCATGTGGTTGTCACCCAAGATAGGTCCTTTCGGTCCTATGTAGTCGTAACCTGACGCAGAAGACTGTTCATAATGAACTAAATCG